GTTTGCAGTTGCTCTAACTTTGTTCTCTGACCACCCCCTAAGTTATTGAAAACATTAGAGAAAAGAGGAGAGGGCTTATTTTTTACGGAATAACCACCTAAGAGTTAGGAAATTTAGGATCAACCGGCCAACCGTCTTCGCCGATCGTTTTAGAATATCCCAGAGCTTCCTCGCTTTGGATTTCACCGCTATGGCAAGTCCAGCAAACGGCTTGAAGATTTTCGAGGTCATAAAATAATCCTAAGTTTCCTTTGTGCGGCTCGATATGATGCACTACCGCCGACCGAGCATGATTGCGGCCGGACTGCAAAAATTGTCCGCAGTTTTTAACCTGACAACGATATTTGTCTCGAGCCAGTACGACTTCCCGGATCGCTTTCCAGCGCCGGGACATATATAATTTCTTATATTCGTTAGATTTCATTGGCATTACTCGACCCTAATTTGCAGCGAAAAAAACAAAACAAAATGGGAGGAAAGGGCCGAGCAACGCGCTAACCGCTTGATTTGCGTACACTTCTCGCGATTATATCCATATAATTTCTATTTTTGGCGATTTAGTCAAAATTGTTTTTTGTTATATTTTTCAATCATTTGCGCCATATCTTCGCTCGCTGTAACTTTAGCAGCGCTCAAACGTTTATAGTTGAGGCCATGAGCTGAGCATATCCTTTGAGACTTAACGCCAAGAGCCATCTCATAGACAGCGCGACGTAACCTTTTCTTATCGCCGACGTGAACAAGCGCGATCTGATGCCAAAGATCGAGAATAACATCAGCGCGATCTATCTGAACGCTCGAGGGCCGAGCAGCTTTTGAGTTATCTTCGGGCATTGTATCCAGCTCACCGCGTAAGAATGCCGAGATCAATTGCCAATGTGTAACCTCATCCACGCTCTCGGGCATTGCAGAGCGCCCGGGAAAGCCGGAACGAGGAGGGGCCGCATAACTTACCCGGGAAACAAAAGCCGCCTCTCTGAGCAGCTCCCAAGCTATGCGAGGCATTGTCACCGGCTTGTCCGAGCGGATATTCTTACGCGCCAGCTCCTCGCCGTCTCTAAGCGTACTATGCCAGTCGTGCGATCGCATTTTAACAATCAAGTCATTTGTCATTGCCATCGTAGACCTCGATTGCAATTGCAGCGTAACCAATAATGTCGATGAAGCTGTCGTCGTGAAACTTCCCGGACGTTCTCATTCGCGAAATCTTTTGATCAATATTATCTAAGCAAACTTGCCAAGCGTGATCTCTTCCCCATCGTCGCGCCGTATCCGATAGGTTTTTCTTTGGATCGCCATAATCTTTATTACGCGGACCATTAATCTTGTCACCGCTCCGAAATAAAGCCTCAGTTCTTTTGTTATCGGTTCTTTTCATTTACTTCGCCTCCTTGGTATTTTTCTCACAACTCGATATTTCATAACGGACGGTCCTCGATTAGACGGCTCGTCACTCTCGTATCCCCGGACAATCTCCCGGCGCGTCAAATAACTTATATGGTTTCTGATGAGCGGACGGTTTTTGCCCAGCGCGACGACCATCTCGGCATAGCCAGAGCCGGGATTTTGCAACAGATAGTCATAGATTTCGTAAGCTCCCTCGGTCAGATAGACCGCTTCGCCTCGACCAGTCCACATATCAACCGGGAGGCTGTCTCGTAATCCTAGCTTATAACAAGCTCGTTCAAACGCCAGCATTTGCCGTCCGAGCTTTTCCTCGTCGTCTGGTGTCAATCTTTGTCTTTGCCTCAAGTTTAAATTTTTGCTCTAGAATTATTGAGCGTTGTACTTCGCTCCATTTTTTTAATTTTTTTGTTTTCAAAAATTTTGAACGGTTCGCGATACCCTCGAGCGTTGCGAGATCGTCAACCTTAGAAATCACCCGGCGAAATTCTTTTTCTGAGAGATCAGCGTAATCCATAGAAGGACCGATAGAGCTAGGACGAGCTGGTGAGCACTCGACCGCTCTAGCTTCAAAGCCGAGCGACCGTAAACGCTCGACGATATCTTTTATATTATTCATGGATTGACCCTCTCCCAGAGGGGAAAATCCTTAGAATATACCGGGGGGGTATAAGGGGGGCGCGCGAACAGGGGGCGCGAATAGGGCGCGAAGGGGGCGCGAAGGGGGCGCGAATAACGCTCGAACCAACGCTCGAATAGGGCGCGAAGGGGGCGCGAAGGGGCGCGAAGGGGGCTGGAAGGGGGCGCGAAGTCATTCTGGACGGCTCCCTTTTACGACATATTTGACCCTCTTTGACGCTGGCCCGCGCTCACCCATCCAGATTTTCCCGGCAAGCTGGAGCCGCTCCTGAGCTGACTTAAACTGTGCCTTGGTTACTCCCTCTCGCTTGTCTGACCGGGCGAACACTGTGGCCGCTGAGTTATTGCTGGAGAAGTTTGGGGATACCTCGATCGACGCCTTGGTATATTCATCGAGGAGCATGAGATAAATGCGCTCAGCTTTAGCGTCCATTGAGGACCGATCGAGGCTGTCCATCGTTTTCTCAGGCTCGAAAAAGCCCTCGACGTAATTCATATGAACCTCGAGGCCACTCTCGCCGTAATTTGATTTCATTACAGTGAGCTTTCTTGCAGTCTTATCAGGCTCATAGCCGTCTTCTTTAACGCGCTGCATAAATAATCGAGAGCGAACTGAGTTATTCCAAGCGGTATTGCCAGACGTCCCGGTTCCGCTCGCCATTCCACTTAAACTAGGGTGGCTAAGTAGTATAATAGTCGTAGAAAAATCGACTGAGAGCTTTCTGAGCTGTCCTATAAATTGCCTAGCTTGTGCTCGATCGTTTTCGTTTCCCGGGAAAAGATCGGCCAATGTGTCGAAAATGACTACTCTGGGCCTCTCAGCGTCGATCTTAGTGCGTATTTGGTCAAAGAGCGGTGAAGGGGCCAGCGTATTCGTTCGAGCGTCCACAACGCTTAAAAGCGCGTCTCTTGCAGCTAACGAGGCAATATGTAGATCGCCAAGATCGTCATAGTTAATGTCTGCCCGGTTCCATATCATGTTATTTATGCGCCGGTGCATTTCGTTTTGGTCGTCCTCAGCGCCGACATAAAGCGCCGGTCCTTGCTGTGGTTTCATTCCCAGCCAAGGTAATTTGCCGCCGGTTGCAACGCTGATTGCTAAATTTAGCGCAAGGAGACTTTTGCCAGTACCGCCGTCGCCGCTTAATAATGTAACCGTATTGGCTGGGATCATCATTCCGATTAGCCAGTCCATCGGCACAAGTTCCCTCGTTGCAAAGCTGTCAGCGCTTTCGAATAAGGGGATTTCGTTCTCCGGCTCGGAGTGCATCATTTGATTATATTGATCGAGCCAGTTTCCTCCGTTTACCACTTTCATGTTCTTCCCATAATAAAGTTTGCTACGACCTTCCGATCGTCTTCGCTAATGTGTCGAATGATTGCGCTGATATAGGCGCGACGCTCTTCTTTGCTGGAGGTCGTCGCCCACCAGTCCGCCTCATCTGCTATCTCGTCGATTACTCCCGGGACCGGGAAGCCTAAGCGCTCCTCCAGTCCCTCCAGTGTATGATATATTTTTGATCGTTGATCGGCCTCGAGAGAGCGTAAGCACATGTACGCTAAAACAGCTCGCTCCTCCGGGCTAAGTCTGCCGTGTAATATTCGGGAGACTTTAAACCAGCTATCGGTCGTGTTCGACGCAAGGCCATAGCAAATAGCTCGCGCCGCCGATCGATGCCGCTCGGATAAAAACTTCCAAGTTATGCGAAATAAGCTTTTCACGACCTAAAAAGGGATTTCATCGTCGAGATCATTAGACTGCTTAGCCTGATCTTTGCCCTCAGTTCCCTCTAGAAAATCGCCAAGATTGTCGTAAGTTTTCTCGGGTTCGCTTGCAATAAAACCATCGAGATCGTTCGCGCTGTAAATTGGCTCAGTTACTTGGACCGCATTAAGCCAGAATGTGACGCCGTGTGCTCCAGTTGTGCCGTTCGCAGTTACGGAGGCTCCGAACGAAATCGCTCCTTTTGACCCGGAGTAAATGTTTTTATCTGCGAGAGGTTTAAGGTCCGCGCCGACTACTGTCGGAGGTTTTCTAATTTCCCCAGTCCTACTATCGGCACACACTAACTTTGCTCTAAAGCGTAAAACGTCCGGGCGATCGGGAAACTCTTTATATCCCCTTAGCTCTTCAGTTTTCTTAACGCCTTTATTATCGCGCTTGTAAGCTTCTAGGAGTTGCTCGGCCTCCTTATAGAGCTGAATGCCGCGCTCTTTGTCTATTTCAAACTCTGTAGACCATGCGGCGCTCGGAGCTGTTGGCTCGCAATCGACGGACTTACCAAGTTCGCCGTTATCTCTCTCCGCTGTTGGATCAAAACGTGCCGGCTTTTCGAGGTGTGGATAAATAAACTCCACATTTTGTAAGGTTTTTTTCATTCTTTTCATTTCAGTGCTCCATTTTTTTGTAGTGAATGTTTGCCGGAGATAAGCTCGCTCACTCTCCCCGGGTTGACGCCGTGCAA